CTTGCCGGCGGAATGGACGAACTCGCCGTTGTCCAGGAACGTCAGGACGCACGGCAATGGATACATCTGGCCGGGGAGGTCGCCCGTGCTCACCTTCACGTTGTCATAGCCCGTCGGCGGCGTGACGACGCCGGACGCGAACCGGGCGGCGAGGGCGATCCCGATCGCGTCGAAGTCCGGCATCAGCCGACGCCGTAGTAGGTGTACCGGCCGAGGGTCCGCCGCTGCGGCGAGCCTGGGCCGAAGAACATCGACCACGGGACCACGGCGTTACCGTCGGCGCCGATCACGCCGGACGCCCCGTTCTTGCGGGACTGGTAGGCGGCGACGGTGGCGTCGATGGCGACGGCCTCGATGGCCGGCGGCACTGTGGCGAAGCCGAAGTCACCCGTGATCGTGCAGCCGTTCTCGATCGTCCCGAAGGACCTGATCGTGCCGGCCAGCGTTCCCCGCGAGATCCTGACTTCGGTCGGTGGCCAGCCCGGCTCGAGGTCGGCCGCCTTCGGCCGCAGGATCCGGTCGGGGGCCGTGACCGTCGTATAGGTCCCGCCGCTGTCCGGCTGATGCGCCGTGGCGTTGACGCCCATCGACGTGATCGTTCGGATGCCGCGCGGCACGCGGAGGACGTAGCCCGCACTGGTGTCAAAGACGTAGGTGGCGGCAACCTCGGGCGCGAACTTCCGGTGCGTCTCGCCCTCGATCCAGTCCGAGAGCTCCGTGACGAGCTCCGTCAGGAGCGTGTCATCGGCAGCGGAGAAGGTGACTCCGCCGGCAGACGTCTGCAGACGGGCCTTCACCTGCGCGATGGTGCAGAGGAGATCAGCCAAAGTGACCCCACAAGAGGCCGATCCCGATCAGGATCACGGCCCAGTCCGTCAGGGATTGGCCCTGTGCTCGAAACTCGTCAACGGCCGCGAGGATCAGAGCGACGACGAACAGAACGACGGGGATGCTCACAGGAGATCGCTCGTCGGCGTCATGCCGGTGTTAACGGACTGGTTGATCTTCAGGAATAGCCAGGGCTGGCCCGGCATGAGTTCGTAGAGCTCCGTCTTCGCCGTCGTGGTGACGATGTCGGCCGTGGAGTAGTCGCCGGGAGCGGCCGACAGGACGCTATACGGGACCTTGACGAACGTCGTCCCGTCCACGCTGCCGAGGATTTTCAGGGTCACGGTCGTGCCGGCGTTCGTCACGATCCGCACGATCATCGGGCGGAGGTTCGTCTCTCCGCCGCTGCGCTGGATCGTGTTCGTACTATCGGCGTTGCCGGCCTGCGCTGTCTGGAGGTTGCCGGGGTACGCGATGACTGCCACAGCGTGTCTCCTTTCGGAAGGTCGCGGGGCCGGCTCCGGGGGAAGGCCGGCCCCGCTGTCAGGAGACTAGGCCGCTGTCACGCTCAGGCCGCCGAGCCGCGTCCCGATGCCGAGATAGGCCCAAAGGCCGACCCGGATCGACTGCGGACCCACAACCTGGTCATAGGTGAACTGTGCGATCGAGCTTTCGAAGATCACGTAGTCGTTCGACCGCGCGAAGACGTTCACATTGACCGTGGACGCCCACGAGAGGCGGGCCTCGGCGTTCAGGATATTGCCGGCGATCGCGCCGCCCTGGACGGTCCCGTCGGAGTTCATCGCGCCGAGCATCGGCATGAACGGCCGGCCCGTCGTGTCACCCTGCGCGAGCAGGACGGCGTAGAGGGCCGATGGCACGAACGCGAACTGCGCCGGCTGGAACCGGGTCGCGTAGTACTTCACGACGTTGCCGAGCTCGCCGGCCCACGGCGTGGCCGCCGTGATCGCCGTGCCCGAGGCCGTGGCACCGGCCTCGACCGCCGTCTTGATGGCCGTCTCGGAAGCCTGCGAATAGGCCTCGAGGAGGTCCTGGAAGATGATCGCGAGGACCGACGGGTCGCCGCCGTCGAGAGCCTGCCGGCTGACGTCGGTGTACGTCCCGTAGGCCGACGGCGTCACGGTGACGGCCGTGGTCGCGATGTCGGTGGCGGTCGGGGCGACACCCTCGGCGAAGGTCGCCACCGTGCCCGAGGTCGTGACCTTCGGGAAGATGCGCGGCCGAGCGTCGGAGATCGGGACGCGCTGGAAGGCGGAGCCCATCGGCCGGCCCTTCAGGATCCGCGGCGTGAGCAGGCCCGGGAGATAGTCGTTCGGGTAGGCGCCGGGGATTTCGGAGCTGATGACGTCGCCGGCCCGCTCTGCGTAGCCGGGATCGAAGACTCGCGAGTACGAGTCCCGCTCCATCTTCTCGGCGATCTCCTTCAGGTGCGACTGGTGGCGCCGCACGCGGTCGCCGGCATCGGCCCGGCCGTCCGGCACGAAGCTGCCGCCGATCAACCAGGTGTCGTGCATGTAGTCGAACTCGGCGTCCCGACCGTAGACGAGCTCGGGCCGGGTGATGCTGATGCGGCTGCCGGCGAACCGGGCCGCGATATCACGCTGCTCGAGAGTGGTCCGCTCGGCGGCGGTCAACGGGGGAACGGCCCCGTGAGTCTCCGGCGGCGTCGGGTCGGGGGTCGGCTCCGGCGTCGGAGTGGGCGTCTCGTTCTCCACGGTGTCCTCCATGTCTCGGAGCGCGATCCGCGCACCGTCGTAGGCCGGAGCTTCTGATCCGGCGATGCCGCTGAACTTCGCTTCGCGATGGATCGCGACGCCCTCACGGGTCCGTCGGACGACGGGCGGATGGGTGAACTCGACGGATACGCCGTTCAGGCCGTCGGCGACGTCCTCGAGGTAGGCGTCCCCGCGTGGGCCTGACCGGATGCGGGCCTGGAAGTGGACGCCATCGGCCTCGTCGCGGAGGGCGACGACGGACCCGATGGCCCGCTCGCCGTGGGCCGGCCGGTACGGCAGCCGAGCGCCATCGGTGCGGCCCATCCAGCGGCTGACGTCTTCGCGGAACGCGCCCGGGGCGAAGGCCTCGGGGCCGACGTCGGTATGGCCGGCGATCTTGCCGTAGGGAACGACGATGCCCTCGATGAGGCGGGGGTCCTCGGCGGCCTGCCGGACGGCCGAGACGGTGTCCGTCGTCCTCACGGCTTGCCCTCCACGACGCGGACGCCCGTCGTCTCGTAGACGCCCTGACGGCGGAGCGCCTCCTCGGCCTCGGCCTTCGACTCGGCGTTGCTCTTGTCCACGGCGTCCTGGACGGCCTTCTGTCGCTTCTCCTCCTCGGCACGGGCTACGTGGCGAGGGTCCTTGTCAGCCATTCGGGCCTCCCATCGGCATGGCGTCCGGGGCCGCGACGACAGGTGCCGGCGGCGGCGGGTTCAGTTCTTCGGGGTTCTCGACAGGTGGAAGGCGCTCGATGTTCCGAACGTCCTCCGGCAGCATCCAGGCCTTGCCGCCGAGGGCGAACTGGTAGGCCTGGAAGCGGTTCAGCTGGACGCCCTCGATGAGCGGCGTGATGTCCATTTCCATGTAGCGACCGCCCGGGAGCTGGTCGGTGATGGCGTCCTCGATCGCCCTGATGTAGTTCCGCAGGGTGTACCGGACGAGGTCCTGATTGCCGGCCTCGGACGTGTGGTACGTCTCGCTGTCGCCGGTCGGGGCGTTCAGGATCCGGGTCGGGATGCCGAAGTAGCGACCGATGTCGGCCACGAGCTCGCGACGGGCCTCCACGGCGGAGGCCTGGGTCGGGTCAATTCCCGTCTCGACCGCCTTCAGGCCGCCCGACAGGACCGGCGGATGGTCGGGGCCCAGCCGGCGCTTCTCGGTCCACCGTTCCCCGAGGCTGTTGGCGACGGGGTCCGACAGGTTGGCGTCCGTCGTGAGGTACAGGGACGGACTGCCGCCGCCCTGCCAGTAGCGGGACGAGTAGTTCTCGGCCGCGATCGCGGCGGCGAACGTCGCTCGAGCGAGCTGGATGACGCCGCCGAACGTGTCCAGGACCCCGGGCTGCGGACTGCGGTGGATGATGACCAGGTCCGTGGCCGGGGTTTCCACGTCATGGACGAAGTATTCCGTGGGCGGAAGAATCTGCCACTGGTCGTAGACCCTCGGCTGCACGAGGGCCGGCTGGAGGTAGACCAGGGACATCGGGACGCCCTCGGAGTCCGTTCCGCCGGCCTTCAGGAGGTAGCAGACGTCATAGAGGGCGAGCGTCGAGACGACGAGGCTCACCCACTCCCGGCGGGTCCGCTGCGACTGCGGCCGGTTGACGAGCCTCGAGGATGGCAGCGTCAGACCCTGCCGACGCTCCTCCCAGTCGAGCTGACTCACGCCGTTGGCGAGGATATCCAGGGAACGCCAGACGGCGGAGATTCCGAGGGACGTCGTCCCGCTCACGCCGGCCGGGAGGACGCCGCCGTCGGAGGGGAAGCCGACGAACGCCGCCGGGGTCGGAAGGACGTCGCGTCTTGCGAATAATGCGTCTGTGATCCGACCCACGAACCGCTTATACCACGAAAGACGCGGTCGGACTAGGTGATTTTCGGCTGCGGACCCCGATAGATGGCCGCATGGACAGCCAAAGTCATCGCCAATACGGCGTCGATCGGGCCGAGAGACGCCGCCCGCGAGAGGCGGAACGCTCCCTCGTGGCCCACCGGACGCCTCGCGGCGAGAGGGATCTGAGCGTCCAGGAGCGGATCGTCGACCGCCACTCGGGCGGAACGGATGAGCTCGTCCACGTCCATACAGGCGTCCACCATCGAGCCGGCCTTCAGGCCGTCCCACGGCAGGCCGGACTCATCGGCGTGGCGCAGGAAGGCCGGCGCCGCCCCCGAGACGGTGTCGAAGGCGATCACGCTGATCTCGTCCGGGAAGTCCTCCACGGCGGCGATCACGCGAGCGGCCGTGACGGGGTCCGCTTCCGATCCTCGAACGTCACGGAAGACTTCGACCCCGACACGGCCGTCCGGCCTCATCCCGGCAACGCAGATCGTCGCACGCAACCAGCCCGGTTGTACATCTACCCCGAGGGCGAAGGGTCCGGCCAGCCCATCCAGAGGGGCACCTGTACGACAGGCCGACCAGACTCCGGGATTGAACGCCCCTTCGGCCCGGACGTCAACGAAGTGGTTCAGGCGTTCCCGGCGCCATGAGTCCGGGGGCAGGATGGAATGCTCCATCGCGATCGCCTCGCGGGTCAGGCGACCGTCGCCGAGGGCGGGGTTCGCCTGCCGGATCTGGGTCCAGTCCAGGCCGGCGTCGGGGTCCTCGGACTCCCACCACGCTCCGTAGAAGGTCGGGTCAGGCTTCTCGTCGCCGCTCGCTTGACGCTTCAGCTTGTCGTAGAAGCTGCGCAGGATGACGGACTCGAGGTTCCCGGCCGTGCTCGTGAGGAACATGATCGGGCTGCGCTGCGCCGATTGCGTCGGCGACAGAGCCTCCCACATGTCCCAATCCTTTTGCGTGAGCATCTCGTCCCACGCGATCGCGCCGGCAGACAGCCCCCGGGAGCTCCCGGGCTGGCCGGTGACGGTGTCGAGGGTCATGTCTTCGACGGTGATGCCGAAGTGTTCGGTGAGCTTCACGCCCTTGTGGCGTGTGGCTTCCCTGGAGGCCTCCAGGAGCCTCGGGATGCCCGAGAGGTCGCCGTAGACGCCCTTGTAGATGATGCGGGCCTGCTTGGCGTCGTGGGCTGCGGCGAGGAGCGTCCTCCACGTCGAGAAGGGCGGGATACAGCGGCCCTCGTCCAGGAGCCAGCCGTAGAAGCTGCGGATGATGACGGATTTCCCGTTCTGCCGGCCGGTGCTCAGAAGGACGATCCGGTGGACGAGGTCGCCGTTCTTGTCGTGGCGCAGGGCCCGGTCGATCGCGTGGGCCTGCCAGCGGCCGAAGGTGATCCCCAGCTCGCGCTTCCCCCACGCCTGGACGAGCTTGCCGTAGGTCCCGGTCACCCCGGGCGGATCCGGGCTTTCCCAGCGTGGGCCGGGTGATCTCGTTGACCTTGCAACCACTTTCGGTTTATTCCGAGG